GCCGCTTTGCTTGCAAGGTATTGAAAGACTTGGTACAATTTTGCTTTTTCTGCTGATTCCATAGGTGTAAATCCTGTTAAATTAAACAATCCAGACTCCGCCACTTTCTTTATTGTCAAGTACCAACCGTATTTTTCATTCAGCCTTTCACTTGCTAATTGAGATTTTCCATCGCCCTTTGCAACATAGAGGTCTGCAAATCTAAGGTATATCTCTCGCTTAACTTGGTCAAAAAAAAAGCAACCTCATAAGATGTTTGCAAGGACATTTGTAAAAAGTCGACCTTGTTTTGTTCAAAGAGTTCGTCTGAATAATCTTCGCCCAATGGTTTTAATAATACCGCCATGATGTTTAGCAAGCCCTGAGGGTCACCGTTTTTCACTTGATTCATTGCCTTGTCATACTGAGCCGCCATTGTAAATTCAAGGAGTGTTGACTTTTCCATTAACCTTTCTGGAAGGGTGTAAACCTTACCGTTAAAATCGTACAGTTGCTTATATTTTGTTTCGGCTGGTGTATTAATTGCGTTCATTATCTTACTGTAAATGTAAACAAGGTATTTTAATTCCAAGCTATCTGCCACCTTGCCAAAGCAAGCGTCAAGGGGAATGCCTGTAAAGTAGTTTACCACCTTTGCCATGTAAGGGTATCTTTCTTTTGCCTCCCAGACTTCGTCCATGATTTCCAACCGTGTTGTAAGTTGTTTATCAAGTGTATTCCATTGTTCAATCAAAGGTGGAAGGAAACGACGTACATTATCCTTAACTTCCTGTTCTTGCAATATTTTACCTAAGTCACAAACAACGTCTATTTGTTCAGCGTTTTTTGTATAAACTTTCAACTTCTTTGCATACGGTAAAATCTTTTGATAAACCGCGTCCCGTTCGTTCATGTATTGAATCGCTTCCAATTCAACTTTGGGGTGCTCAGGCAAAAGATACTTTGCAAAGTAGATGTATTGTTCCAATGTTATATCCTCAGCCGTCTCAGGATAATTGTACTTGATGGCTTTGTTGCCAATGTTAAATATTACCATTATCTTCTCCTTGCTTTTTTGGTTACAACAGGAATATTATCAGCCAATAAATCGCCATTGTTTTCCTTTGTCGTAGGCACGAAAGGAACTGGTTCTGCTTTGGCATGACTTACCAATGGAAGGCTGGGCGGTCGTGACCATTCCCGTTTAATTCCGTTCCCTGTTAGCTTAACGGCTTTTTCAAGGTGACCTCGCATTTGCAATAATCTTTTGCGTTGCATTGGCTTATCAATGATTTCCTGAGTAATCTTTTCGATTAAGTCAATAATGATTAACGCTTTTTCTTTATCTGTCATGTTTCTTTATTTTAATTAAATGCAAGTAAATCGCTGCCTTGCGCAAGTCTTGAAAATATATACCTAAGTGAATCGCATCCATGATTATCAGCATCTAAGGGCGTGGAAGATTTGCGGTCGTTCCAAATGTAATTCCTTAACTCATGCTTTAAATTATACGACTCAGGTGTTACAACAATCGTATAATCTAACATTTTCTTTATCCCCTCCACGATTGAACCAGCCCCTTTCTCCGCCTTCTGCACATTCAATCCTCTTTGTTGCAATGCCTCAATCAACCGTGGTTCACTTGTGTCTGCGATTACCATAGCGTTGGGACTAACATAATGGTTCATTTGTTCAATGACTGCCTCGTATGAAAGGGATTGTTTATAAATAATTTCTTCAACGTATATTTTCTTTGCCCCTTTGTCAACTGCCACCTTTACCAATGCCAACGGGTCAGGGTAGAATCCAAAGTCTAAGCCGTAACCAAATGGAAGGCTAACATCGAACTCACCCTCAACCCAGTTGTCAAATATTACCCCTTGTTTTTTATCCAGCCATTTACCTAAAAACCTATGAGCGTAAGCATCAATATTCTGTTCCTTAATACTTTTAATCCTATATAAATAGTCCTCTGATAGATTATTTATGTTATCTAAATATGTGGTATGAATATGAGTTACGTCTTGATGTGTTGATATAGGTATCATTTGCCCGTCAATCGTTTCCATGCGATGCGACTTTGCAAACCAGCGTTTCCAAATCCAATGTTCTACATCTTGTGGATTCATTACCAAAATAACAATGTTAGGTACATTAGGCATACGAATTGATTCATCAATGGTATTAAAGTCTTTTTCGTCTACAAATTCTTCAGCCTCATCTACGATAAAAACATTTAATGAAGGAATTGATTTTAACTTTGCCGTTTGGTTTCCAGAACTTGTTTTAATGCCTGAGAATATTATTTCGCTGCCCGTTGCTTTGTGTGCTATTTTTGAATTCGTCATTTGAAATTCATCACCGACGCCGAGCAAGTCAATCTTTTCACGAAACTCAGGTATTACTGAAATATTAGCAGATGATAGCGTATAACGGGTATATAACATTTTCCAATTATTATAAGCCAAAAGCATATTGCAAGCCCACAAGCCAACGGTAAATGACTTAGCTGAACCCCGACCTCCTGTTATAATAAAATACCTTGTTTTTGGATTCCAAAGAACTTGATATTTATCATTGACCTTTATCTGCATTAGATGTAAATATTATTGTTGGAACAGTTACTTTATCGCCCTGTGTAGTTATATCAATGTCTTGCTTGGCTTTACCATAGGCACGGTCAAGAAGCAACTGAGCCGCCTTTATATCGCCCTTTGTTGCCATGTCTCTTAATTTCATAATAATTGCCTCAGCCGCCGTAATGCCGTTCTTTTCGTCGCCCATTACATTGGTCATGATTAGGTCAATAGATGGCAGTTTCTTAGGTCTGCCGCCTGCTCCCGTACCTCCATTTCTTAACTTGCCGCCATTTCTTCCCTCTCTCATAACGATGTTTTACGAAGTTTTACTTGTGTATGTTTTCGTTTTCGTATTTTATTCGCAATGCAATTTGGTTCTTTGTTTCCCAACTTTTATTGTAATTAACATCTTGAAACAATTTACTAAAACCAGTAATGTGTTTTAATTTCAATATTTCTTCTGGTTCCATACCCAAATGATTACAGATGTTTTCATCTGTCCAGCCATTTTGAAGCATTTCAAAAACCATATTTGCCATTCCTGTAACCGAGTGTTCACCCCGCGCCCTGTTATGTCTTACCGTTGCCGCCATGCGTTCGTTAATATCCTTTTCAATTACAACGCAAGGCAAATGACCTTTATTAAGTTCATATATATCCTTGTTGTTCTTGCAAGTAAAGTATCTATGAAAGCCATCTACAATTACGTATTTATCCTTTACAGAATCATATATTGTTACAATAGGCTGAGTATAGCCATCATGCTTAATAGATTTGTAAAGCAAACCCATTTCAATCTTTGCAACACTATTTGGATTGTAATCATTTGGCTCAACTTTATGTAAAGGAATCCATTTGACATAACTAATTGGTTGTTTTATAATTGATATTTCTTGATATATATACTCATTTAGTTCATTTATAAATTTTATTTTATCAATAGCATTATCATAGGCTTGCTTTATTTCTTTTTTATAAATTTCCATATATTTTGTTTTTAAGGTCATTTAATTCTATTTCAGTAAATGCTTGAGTGTTTGCTAACATTTTTTTATCATATTCTAAATGTTTATATTTTCTATATGTAAAAACGTGAGGTCTACATTCAAAATTAGCAATTTTAGTAAAGTCCCAATCACTACTTAATATTGTATTAATAATTGTTTTCCAAAATTGTTTTGATATGTTGTCACCATTGTATATATGTTTTTTCTTATTAATTATTTTATTTATCATTATTTTATTTTTATCATCCTGTATTAAATTTTCTATTAAATGATAACAATATTCTTGCCAGTCTTTAAACATATATGGTAATTCCTTTGGACAAGTAAATGAATTTAATTTAATATGTTTTATTGAACTTGCGCCATCTATTCTATCTGCAACTTTATTCCATGTTTTTGGCTCAATTTTTTGAACCAATAATAATACTTGAATTGCAGTTTCGTGGTGTAAATTAGATATTCTCATATCATTAATCCTTACTCCGTGCTTATACATTTCATCATAAACTTTGTTATACTGTATTGTATTTTGATTAATATATTTCCAGATGTCAGTATAACTCCAATCATATAATGGATAGAATGTATAATGCTGATATTTTTTATTTAATACAGTTCCATAGGTTATATGTTTATAAGTTATTGCGTGAGTAAGGGCAACAAATCTTTTCGGCGCTTCCTCTGTTCTTACTCCAGCAATAAGACAAGTTTTTATTTCTTTAAATTCTTTCTCGACTATTTTATTAAATAATTCATGAAATCTTTCTGTACCATATTTATTTTCCTTTATTGACAACGGGTGCTTATCGTGAATCCAATTATCCTTTTCTTTATCATCCCAGCAATAAGAATACCTGTTGTAACTTGACGCATTATTTGTTATTACCATTGGCATCTGATACCACATTGGTTCAACTCTTGGGTCTGTCATTACATTTGTAACGTAATCAATAGTCCCTTGCCATTCTGCCTCTTGGTCTATAAATAATACTTTTAAGGGCAACCTATCTTTTTCTTTAGCAACTTGTAACGCAAGATTTAATGTTGCCGTTGAATCCTTGCCTCCAGAAAATCCTACTATAACATTAGGAAATTCATCAAATAAAAATCTTATTCTATCTAATGCGGCATCTACAACATTAACTGTATTGCTATATATTTTCATACCTTACTTTTGTGTATAATTTATACTGTTTTGTAATTTGAAAACCACGTTTTAAATATTGATTTATACTCATTTTAGTACAAGTTGCCTCAATAACTCTTATACCTATTTGTAAACATAAATTTATACTGTATTCTAAAAGATTTTTAAAATATCCATATCCTCTATTTTCTATTGGAACATAATGATTTTTAAAAATAGCTTTATTTTTATAAAATATAATTCCTGTAAAAGCTACAATTTTATCATGAATATACAATCCATATAAAGTAGTTTTATTACAAAAAAGAAGACCGCTTTTTTTTGCATCATTAACATATTTTTCAATGTCAGCATAAGCTATTTTTTTAATACTTTGCATTGAGAATTAGGTTATTTGATTTATGCATTCTGATTGCTAATTCATTAAACTTGCTTTTTTTTGTTATGATTGTTTCGTAGCCAGAACTTATTTTTTCAATTACCCCATCTACATATTTAAGCATATAATCGTTAGCCTTTCCTAAATCTAAATTATTTCTTACAGCCTCTTTATACCCACCTACCTTTGTTCCTTGCTTGTGATATCCGTAAGATGATTTAGTCCTATAATTTTTATATCCATGAATATATGTTTTAATACAAATATCCCATTCATCGGCTGAGTTATTATCTGTAAAACCACCTATACGATGAAATACATTTTTTCTAATTAACCAACCAGCACCTTTATAAACATGAGGACTATAAATTAATTTTTGTTCTATATTTACTTTGTTTATAATTCTTGTAATGCCTATCAAACCAGTATCTGGCAAATTAATAGAGTATTCCAAAAATTTATCAAAAATTGTATATTCGTTAAAATATACATCATCGTCAGTAATTAAATAGTATTTTCCATCTGGATATAATTCATCCGCATAATCAACTCCTAAGTTAATTGCGTTTGTCAATGGCATTTGTTTAGCCTCAATTATAGATAAACCATTCCTTTTATGATTTATTTTATATTCTGGACTAAGATTAACAATAACAATATTTATATTTTTTGGCACACTGTTAATTAACCGAATGGCAATATCAGGTCTTTTATATGTTGCTGCTACAAGTATTATTCCTTCCATGTTGTTCTATTTAAAACCTTTACATCAGATAAATATTTATCAATAGTTACCATCTCCCATTTTTTACCATACAAAGCGATAACGTGTGTATTGTTTAAAGGTTTTGCATGAAACCAATAAACATAGGGTTTAATGTGTAAATACCTCCATTCCCGATTCCATCTATTAACAGCTATTGTATTTATATTTTTACAATATATTTCATTCCCGACTTGCCTTATAATATCCCTACAATTATCTACTAATATATATTCGTGAGGTGCAAATTTTTCGTAGGTTTTTGCATTAGTCCAATGCCGTGATTCTAAAAAGTCTTTAATATTATTCATGCACAATAAATTCATTGCCACATTTTGGGCACATTACGTCAATTTCTTTGTGATTCCTTAGCATCTGAGAGGCAAGTTTTTCAGCTTCAGCCCTTATCTGTTCTTTTGTTACATCGCTATAATTTGTTTCTGGTGTAACATTAGGGTCAAAATCAATATCTATGGGGTCAAATTTTGGTATATTTAATCCCCATTCACTTAAATCCTCAACCTCCCAATCGTTCGCCAACGTGTCCCAGTCCCATTCACCAAAAGCCACATTGTCCGCAATGATAAATCGCTTCTTTTCCTCCTCGGTTAAATCGCTGCTTCGCTTTACCCATGCCTCATCTATGTCACTAAATCCAAGTTCCTGTAAAGCCCTGAGCCTCATATTGCCCCCAAGAACCACATTGTTTTCATCAATGACCATTGGTCTAAGGCTTAGCATTTTTGGAAACTCCGTGATACTTTGCTTTAGCTTTTGAAACTTGTCATCCCTGAGAACCCGTGGGTTGTTAGGGTTTGGTTTTATATCCTTTAATTTCATATAGCGTTTAATACGTTTATCCTTAATTCATTTACCTTAACCAAATCCCTTTCTTCCTTTAACCATTTGCGTCCAGCCTCTAAGTCAACAAAGTAAGCATCATCTTTGTCTAAAGCCTTAGTAAATTTGTGGATTAAATCTAACTCGTTCTTATATGTCCGCACCCCAGCTATGTTAAACTCCTTTATTTCCTCTGGTGCGTATGAAATACAACCAGCAACCAACATTTCCATAGCAAAATTATTTGACTTCGCTTGGTTGAAATTATCAATCGTTAAAGGGAATACGCCATAGTGTGGCGCTGAGTGTTTGACCATTTCAAAGTATTGGAACAATGAATTATTCCACGGTACAATAATTGCCTTAGGATATAATGTTTTACCGAGCCAATCGGCTAAACCAACCATGCCTAATTCAACCTTATCGTTTTTTTGTAACTCAATCCAAAAGTTTTTTACCGTTGCAAGGTCTTCAAGGTGCGTCTGACTTCCGCGCCACATAACTCGTTTCTTTGCGTCCATTAACTTATCCCTTTTTACAGGCTGCATCGGTGTAACGGTAAAGTCAATAGCATTTGGAACAACGGTAATTTTGTCTGTATCGTAAAACTGGGAGTAAAATTCTTTTAGGTACGGGGTTGAGGTCATAACCCAATCAGCGTATTTGAAAGCCTTTTCGACAGACTCCTTTACCTGAGGCTTGTTAAAATGTTGACTTGCTGGGTTGGCTGGGCTTACCTCATGTAATAGGTC